GTTGGTTCTACTAACCTTGGATATGCTAAGATTAATAGTGAAATTATTTCTTATACTGGAGTTTCTGATAATACATTAACTGGTGTTACTAGAGGAGTAGATTCTACTATAGCTCAAAGTCATAATCTTTCTCATGGTGAAGTTGAGAAATATGAGTTAAATGGAGTTTCTTTGAGAAGAATTAATACAGATCATAATTTAACAAATGCTACTGTGACTGAACCTATAGGTTTAGATCATTATAATATTAAGGTTGATATGTCCACTAATGGTGTAGATAGATCTGTAGGAACACACTTCCCAATATTACATTTTAAGGATACTAAGTCTGCAGGTGGAGTGAATATTAAAGCTACTAAGAATATACCATTTGATATTGTTAAACCAATTGTTCAAAATATTACTCCAACCACTACTAACGTTACTGCTAAAATTAGAACAGTTAGTGGAACTAGTGTAGATGGTTCTGAAACATCATTTGTGGATCAAGGATTTGAAGATATTAGTTTATCTAATAATAACTTTATGTCTAGTCCTAGAGTGGTTGCTTCTAGAATTAATGAAACAACATTATTAACTAGTTTACCAGATAATAGATCATTCACTATGAATTTAAATCTTGAAACCAGTTCACCTTGGGTTTCTCCAATTGTTGATTTAGATAGAGTTGGTGTTATTTTCAGTTCTAATAGGGTAAATCAACCAATAACCAATTATATTACTGATAATAGAATTAATAATATATTGGATGATCCTAATTCCTTTGTTTATGCTTCTAAACCAGTTGAATTAAAAGATGGTGCAACTTCTATTAAAATTCATTTAGAAGGACATGTAAATGTAAGTTGTGATATTAGAGCATTCTATGCTATTACTAATGATCCTAATGAAGAATTGATTTATAGACCATTCCCTGGATATAATAATCTACTTAGCACTGGACAAATAAGAGATCCATATAAGAATGATGGACTTCCTGATAGATTAGTTCCTAAGACTGATGTGATAGCATATACTTCAAGTCAAGTAGTTTGGAATGATTATGAATTTACAATAGACAGTCTTCCTACATTTAGATACTTTAGTGTTAAACTTGTAGGAACTGGAACTAATTCATCTCAACCACCTAGAATGAAAAATTTAAGAGTGCTTGCACTTGCATAATATGAATTACACAAATGTAAAAGGACATACTGACTTGGTTCGTGATAATAGCACAGGTGCTATTTTAAGTAATAATTCTAGTCAGTATAATAACTATCTTAAAAGACGTGCTCAAAGACAGCAGGGAGAAGATAGAATAGATAATATGGAGAATGATTTGAAATCTTTAAAGGATGATATTAATGAAATCAAAACTTTACTAAAAGCATTGT